GGTGGTGACAACTCCCCTAGATGCATGGCTTGCAGGGATTGGTGATAGTATGGAACTCTGGTTTGAAGACTTGAAGAAGAAGAAAGACGCTTGCTATCGCAAGGTCAGAAGCCGATACACAAAGTGGCCTTCTGCGTATGCGTCAGGTGCTTTGGTGCAGTGTCGTAAAGTCGGTGCGGCTAATTGGGGCAACTCAAAAAAAAAAGCATTGACCAAAGCAGAGTCAAAGTGGGTCGATAGGCTACCTGATGACAAGCAGAAACTTCTGGGAAAGACTCCGAGTTTCGATGTTACATTTCCTGAGTATTCACATCCATCCAACGAGGAGGAACTACCCAAGGTCATCGAGATGATGAAGGGTGAGAAAATCGATGAGAGTGAGATAGAAGACCTAGACATGAACAACCATGAGATGATGTTGAAGATAGTCGGGGAGGAGATGGGTGACAGGAAGAAACTAATCGAGGATATCGATATTCACATAATCAAACTCAAGATGAAGTACGGAAGACCTAGACCGTATGAGATATCAGATGAGATAGAATCCATGACTAGTACGGATGACACACCGTCATTCCCAAGTGGACATGCAACAGAATCGTATGCCCTTGCGAAGATACTAGGGAAGGAGCATCCTGACAAGCAGGAGGAACTCAATGAGATGGCAGAGAAGATATCCATGTCAAGGATACAGATGGGAAACCATTTCCCAAGTGATGTCGAGACTGGAAAGAAAGTCGGTGCATTGATTGCTGATGCGTATCTTGATTCGGATAAAGTCAGTAAGAGTTGGCAGGAAGTAATATCCAAGGATTGGGTTAGTTGTTCGTCTTGCACAGATGACAAACCCGGAACAGAGCCTTGTGGTAGGAAGGATGCATCAAAGGGACAAAAGAGAAGATGCAGACCAACTTGCTCTACTTGCAGGGACTACAAAAGAAGAGGTGGAAAGCCGAAGAAGAGGAAGGCAGGTACATTCAGCAGAGAGAAGGACGAGGGACTTCACGGTTGGTTCAAGAGGAGGGGTTGAATGAGTTGGTTCGACATCCTAAAAATAGGTGGAGAGGATTTTGGAACTGACAAGGTAAGCGATGATTTGTATGGCGAGAGAAATAAAATAAAAACGGACTATTTCTACCACAAACCAAGCATTAGAGGATTTACTAGACCTCATTTTGAAGCCCAAGTTCTAGGAGAGAAAGGTCAGGGAGCAGTAGGCAACCTGCAAGAAATAAGAAGTAAAATAAGAGTACAAAATGCGAAAAAGGATACTCTTTTCTATGGGTTTACCGACCCTGAAAATAATTCTCATGTGGTTTCTTTCAGGTTGCTTAAACCAACGGAGTCACTGACTGGTAGTTCACCATTAGAAAGGTATCGTGGTCAACAACCAACTCCTGCGGGGTTCGGACATAAAAATGGAACAATCTTGTTTGATAGTATATACCCGACTAAGGGAATGGACAGAATAGATTCATTGAAAAACGCAAGATTCTATCCCATTTGGGGAATGGGCGATGGTAAAAGACTCAAACAGATAAGGGAAGAAAATGAGGGTAAAGACAAAAGCATTGGAAGAACTGATGTAGTGAGAGAAATCAAACAGCCCACAAGTGGACTGACTCCATCGGAATCGCGGGAACTAGCAGAACTAATGAAAAAACAACGGAATGCTAGTAGAAAGCGAATATTTGACAAGGCTTACGATGAAAGAGAAGCACGAATTAGGGAATTGAAGAAAAAGAGGGATGGGTTAGATGACAACTGAACTAGACGACATGGACTTCGTATCCGCTATGGACATGGAGTTGTCGAAGACATCGTTCCCATACTTCTTCCAGAACGTGCTTGGCATGATGTTCCCACCGTACATGGAAGAGTGGTTGGAGTCCATGCAAAACACGGATAGGACTGTCATCATCTGTAGTCGTGACCACGGCAAGTCCGTCTTCATGCACTGTTGGGTGGTATGGAATCTGGTTTTCCAAGAGCCGCCATATCAGATGCTATACATCTCATCGAACCAAAAGCAGACTCTAGTTCACATGAGGGAGATTGACAGGTACTTCAACCACCCAGCACTCAAGAAGTTCCGACCCTCACGCAACTGGGCCATCGGCAACATACAACTCACGAATGGCAATGCGATACTTGAGAGGTCAGTTGGCTCTCAGATTCGTGGTCTTCACCCACAGGAGATTATCATTGACGACCCCTTGAAGGAGTTCAGCCTATCAGCAATACAGAGAGTCACGGACTGGTTCTTCGGTGACATGATACCGACGCTTCACCATACATCCAACCTTCGTATGATTGGTACGCCATTCACATACACTGACATCTTTGCACAATTGGAGGAGAATCAAGCATATACGGTTACTAAGTATCCATGTTTCAATGCATTGAACGAACCGCTTTGGCCTGACCGTTGGGACCACGATGCACTGTTGCAGAGGAAGGCTGAGATAGGTTCTCTCAAGTTCACAAGGGAATACTTGTGCGTACCGATATCAACAGGTACTTCTTTGTTCAACCCTGAGTTCATCGAGAATTGCAAGAACAAGAAGTATGTCTTGAAACTAGGTAATAGGAGAGATAAGGGATTCAAGTATTATGTCGGAGTTGACCCTGCTATTTCCACTGATGGTGACTACAATGTAATCACGGTGCTTGAGGTTGATGATGAGGCGAACAAGACAATAGTGCATGTTGACCGAGCCAAGAACGTTGAGTTTAGGGAGAACATAGAGAAGATTAGGTTGATAGGAAAGATATTCCAACCAGAGGTGGTGTTGTATGAGACTAACACATTCGCCAAGGCATTCACACAAGAACTGAGAAGCATCTCTGATTTGAATATCAAGGACTTCGACACGACAAGGAAGAAGAAGCAGGAGATAATTCTGAACTTGCAGATGAACATAGAAAATAAGAAATTCAACTTTCCCTATGGCGATAATGCCAGCAGAAGGTTGACTAACCTCTTGATTGAGGAACTTTCTATGTTTAGCATCACGGACTCCGGTAGGTTTGAGGGAGTTGGTGCGCATGACGACTTGGTTATGAGCCTCGCTTTGGCTAATGCCGCTACCCAATCACCGGGGGAGAACTTTATTCTGCTAGACGACATGGACTTGTTTGATACGGCTCCGACATCGCCGGTAGGTAGTGGGATACCACCGGGTATTTTGGGATTGAATCTATAGGTGAATACAATGGGAGAGAAGGGAGATAAACTCAGGGAGATGGCCTCTCTTGCTGATGAGGAAGAAACATTGGTCGAAGACCAAAAGAGGTTATCTGATGAACTCAAGAGGTCTTGGTTGTCGGAGCAAAACACTACTAACCACTTCGATATTGAGAAGAAGTTCGCAGTAGAACACAGCATCTCACTCTCTGACGCTAAGAAGCAACTTAATGACGATTTCAAGAAGTACGAGGTAGAAGGAAAGGACATACCATCTCTCATCAAGGAACTCAAGGACTATCGGAGAACCTTGAAAGGAGAGCAGAAGATAGCAATCACGAAATCGATTGATAATCTAATCAAGGGATACGCATCTCATCTGGATAACACAATAGACAGGATATACTGGCTTGCCAAGTACAAGCCTGTGGTGAAAGAGATGACTTGCTCGGAGGAGCAACTAATCAAACTCTCGTACATACATGATGAGAACACTAGGAGAGAGACAATTGATTCCTTGTGCAAGTATTGGGAGGCCAAATTAGACAGAGCAGATATTCCATACAACTCAGAATATTCCTCTCTGACGAAGCAGATGACAAATGGCAAGAGGGAGTTCAAGAAAATAATCAAGGAACACATGCCTAGCATCAGCCCGAAGGATGTAATCAAGCAGGAAATACTTCACGCTGTTTGTGAAGAACCGGGAATATCGGCTAGACAGATACATGAGAGGCTTCCGAAGAATCTCTTCAAGAAGACATCACCCAGTATAATCTCAAAGATGGCTAGGACTCAGAACATCACCACAATCGATGGTGCTTTCTACAAATTCAGTGATGACATCAAGAAGGACATCTATGCTTATACTGCCGCTTTCATAGACTCTGATGGATACATTACAATGGATAAAAACTTTAATCCAAGGGTCGGCCTAGTCGCAACAGGGGACAGAGGTAAGGCTTTCATGTTGGAGATGCACAAGTCCCTTGGGTGTGGTAGATTGCATCTAGACCAGAAATCCCCGCAGGATACCAAACCCGTCAACAGACTGAACTTTTACTCAGCGGCGGATGTGAATGAGATTCTTACAAAATGCAAGCCCTTCTTGAAGATGAAAGGAGCAAATGCAGACATACTATTGGAACTGCTTAGAATGAAGAAGTCTCACAAGAAGGCAGAGTGGTACAAACCACGAAGGCAGGAATTATTTCAATTGATGAAGTACGAGAACCACAAGGACAATGCCAACTACGATTTCATCAAGTACGGTATAGACAGAGAGACAGTGGCTAAGTTCCATGAAAACTCTAAGATGACAGAGATGGATGTCATTGAAGGGGTCATAAAGACGGAGGTATAGTATGGCAGACGAAAAAAGAAGATTCAGAATAGGAAACCTATTTCGTAGGACAACTCCAAAACCAGCAGATAGAACAATATACAATCCGGGGATTCAGGAGAAGGACACATCGTATCTACTCACATCTCCTGTAATATACCACATAGCACAGCAATCAGTCATTGTTAGGACTTGCACTACCCAACTCAAGCAGGAGATATTCAGAAGAGGATACCTGTGGGAAGAGAAATTCGTGAAGAGATGCACAGACTGTGGCAAGGAACATCAGTCACCAGTTGAGCAATGTGTAGAGTGTGGCTCAATGAATCTAGAGAAGCCAAATCCAGAACAACTGAAATACGCTCAGAAATTCCTAGATGGCTACGTCAACAAATCAGAGCAGATGTTCATAGACGTATTGAAGGAACTAGAGGATGACTTGAACATCATGGATGATGCATATCTTGTTATGGTGAAGGAATACTTCATAGATAACAACAACGAAATTCGTATGCATCGAATCAAGGAGGTCTATCGTGGTGACCCCGTTACAATGCACATCTATTCCAATGACACTGGTGAGAGAGGCAAAGGAGGATACATCTGTGTCAAACACAGGGACAGGATAGAAACAAGCCCCACTGGTCTTTGTGAAGAATGCAATTCCGAACTGCATCCTGTTCATTACGTGAACAGAGTCAAGGGAGAGGAACAGTATTTCACGAAGGGTGAAGTGTTGCATTTCAGCAAATACTCACCCGGTAGGATGTACGGACTATCACCAATCATAACCCTATGGAATCATGTTACGACTCTAATAGCAATGGAGAACTACGTCAATTCATCATATACCAAGGCTAGAATGCCCAAGGGCCTACTAGCAGTGCAGACTAGGAACATCGATTCGATGAGGTCGTTTTGGCGAAGCGTCAAGGAGAAGATGGAGAAAGACCCACACTTCATTCCTGTGATGGGAATCGAAGCAGAAGGCGGTAAGGGTTCTGTCGAGTGGGTGAAGTTCATGGATAGCCTGAAAGAGATGGATTACATGTCTGTCAAGGATGACCTGAGAGATAGAATATCAGGGTTCTATGGAGTGAGCAAGGTATTCATGGCGGATAACTCTGCTAGTGGTGGGTTAAACAACGAGGGTATGCAGATACTCGTAACCAACCGAGCAGTCGAGATGGCTCAGACAGTTTGGAACAACTATGTGTTCCCATTCATGACATCAGAGTTCGGTATAAGCGATTGGGAATTGAAACTGCCACCATCAGAGGAAGAGGATGAGATTGCCAAACTGAGGAAGAGGGAGATTGAGGTCAACGTAGCGGCGGCTATCAAGAATCTAGGGTTTGAGGTCAACATGGATGACGAAGGCAGATTCACCTACGTCAAGCCACCACAACCAGAAGACCAGCAACAAGAAGAGGAATTAGAATTAGACCCATACGCTGGAACTAATATTGACCAATCGCAACTAGGTCAGATGATGGAAGCAGGAACAAGGCCAACTGGCGAAGAAGCAGGTCAACCCGCGACCGTGAAAGGTAGAAACAAACCAAGTATGAGTGTCGGTCCTGACAAGAGATTCAGTGGTTTGCCAAGGGAAGCAGGGAATGAAAATGTCGATAGGCGTAGTGAGAGGCGAGTAGGTTGAGCCAACTGCTTGAAATAGTAAGAAGATGGAAAGAAGGGATTGACAAAATGAATGCGGAGACAGACGAGAGAATCAGATTATTTACGGAGGAAGGAATATGGAATGGCAAGAAATATTGAAAAAAAATGCAAAGCCCGATTTTATTGACATCGATGGAGATGGCGATAAGGAAGAGCCAATGCAGGATGCAGTAAAAGACAAGAAAGGTGAAACAAATGAGTGAAAAGAAAGGCGTAAGACAATTGGAAAGAGAATTGAAAGCAGCAAGGAATGAAGAAAGAAGGGACCATGAGAACAGAATCACGAAGAACCGTGATTTCTCAATAGGAGGCATTGACCCAAATACAAAGTCAAAGCCACTACCCAACTCCACTGATATCCCTGATGCTATTCTCCTGCCTAAGAAGAAGAAGTTGAAGAAAGAAAACATTCCGTGGTGATTGGATGTCATTCATGGATATCCTCAGAAAGCAGGGTGAGGAAGTCCATTCTGACATATATGACTTGAAGGGTAATCTGACCCCCAAGCAATTGAGAGATGCGGCAGAGACATGGGAAAAGTATGGGGAAAACTTTGGTCCGAATCTGCTGACTCAACCAGCACCATTGGAAGACAAGAGAGCGAGGAAAGAAGGAGACTTGAAGAATAATCCGGGGTTCATGGCTGATGCGACAAAGGCACTACAGATGATTGAGTCACTACCATCGGCTTCCACAGAAGAGGAGTTGATGTCTCCTGAATATCAAGCAAGGGGAGAGATAGAGGAAGTGCTAGAAGAACTACAAGCGAACTTCATCAAGGAGATAGAGAGGAGAGCAAGACAGAAAAAAACCTTTGCTAGTAGAGAGATGAACGCTGACAGCCTAGAGGAAATACTACGAATGGTTTCAAAGTTCAACAGCCCGGCAGAAATGGAAGAAAAGTTTCCGAACAAGAAGAAGTTCGCAAAAGAATGGTCTACACAGTTTGCAACATTCAAGGATAAGATAAACGAGTTCCTCTATTTAGGTGAGAGAATAGCACAGCCCGTTCGTGAGGTGTATCTAGAGAATCCAATCAGACTCGCTAGGTTCGATAACGAAACAAAGGAATGGATGCAAGAGGATGAACTAGGATACAAGATGTACAATGGCAAGACATCCAAGGAAGTGTGGGAGGACTTGCTGAACTTCTTAGGCATGGAAGCCATGACACCATATGACAAGAAAGAATCAAGAGGCCGATTAGAGAGATACGTCAGATTCGATGAGAATAACCTAGACCAACTATTCAATCTCATTAAAGAAGACAACTTGATGGAGGCATTTCCTGCTCTGTTTGAAGAGTCATCATTCGATGACTTGGAGAGCGCACTATACATACTCATAGAAGACGTAATGGAAATGCATGACGACTACTTGGATGCAGACGGAGAGGATGAAAAGATAGAGGAGAACATCGAGAAGTACCTCACAGCAATAGAGTTCCTGATGCATGTGTTTGAGATAACGAGAAGGGATGATTACATCAATGACGGAGTGGTAAACGAACTCAAGGAGATAGAGGAACCAAGGCCATTCCAGTTTCACAGGGAATTCAGAAACATAATAGAGGCCCATGATTTGTATGACGAAGAGGAGGAAGACGAGTGAGTTGGCAAACTATCCTGAAAGCAAATGGTCTAGTGGAGAAACTAGACCCAAAGGAGAAGAAGAAGATAAAGAAACTCCTACAGTCTGCTCAACCGTCTGAGTTCATGGGTCAGGAGATAACGCAGTTGTCCGATTTGCTGACTGCGATGAAGGATATTGACTTGGTGAAGAACGACAAGAACATGCAGAAGAAGTTTGAGAAGTTCGATGAAAACAACTTAGACCTAGTTGCCACAGCATCCGAATTACGGAAGGACTATGAGACACTTTACAACCAGTTGAGAGCAGAGATTTATCCAAAGAAGAAGGGGAAGTTAGAATGAGTTGGCAAGATATTATCAAAAATGATATGGAAGAATATGAGAGAGACATGTTGAGCGAAGAACAAAGAGGCTCAAATCAAAAAGTCCCAAAGGAGGAAATGGATGATTTGAAACAGGCCCTTGAATCGATTAATGAAGTTTTAAGCAATAAAACCATAATGGAACGAGATGATACTGGTAACCTAAAAGATTCACTTCAAAGAACAAGAGCATCTCTAGGAAGCATAATACAAAACTACAGAGAAAGTCCTTACTTAGATATCGAGGAGTGATTGAAATGAGTTGGCAAGATATCATCAAGAATGAAAGAGGATTCTACATTGATAGAGAGAATGCCAAGAGGAAAGTAAAGAGTCTACCAAAGATGAAGTCCATGTTGGATAAAGCATTCACGGAAATGAAAATGTTTGTAGAGGAAATAGGTGGTGAGTCAATGGATAAGATGTTCGATGGCCCTGATGGTCAAGTGTCAGGAAACACTACTCAATTGATGGAAGACTTCAATGAGTTCAAGAAAAAGGTCGAAGATGCATATGAGGATGCTTTGACATACAATACTCAAATCACAGAAATGTCGTATGGTCGAGCAAAGTATGGTGGGTGATTGAAATGAACATGAAAGGAACACTAAAAAGAAATCTTAAGCAAAAACTAAATGAGTTCAGGAAGGAGGAAGACGCATGAGTGTTGAGAAGAACGAGATGCTACTGCTCCTGAAAGAACTGGTTGGCAAGGTCAAATCCTTGGAAGAGGTAGTCTATCAGAAAGATAATCTACTGATGAAGAGCGGTCTTGTTGTAGTCGATAGTCCACGGCCAGCAATAAGCAACGAACAATCAGGAATGTCAGGAGACACAATAGCGAAGATGGACTGGTCGGAAATCAATCAAATCATAGAGACAATAGAGGGATAGAATGGGAGAAGAGGAAATCATACAGGAAGCCATTGCGAAGGCAAAGGAGATTATACAGGAAGCAGGACATCTAGGAATCCTTGAGAACAAGGATGACCTGATGGGAGAGGAAGTCAAGGTGAAGAAGCCGAAGAAGAACCCGTCAGAAGAGCCAATCCCGAAGACGAGCAACATCGAAGGGAAGGAAGATAAGACAAACGATGGCACTCTGAAAAAGTCGTCTTGGTTCAACACTGGTGAAGCGAGACAGGTGTGAGGATGAATGCCTCGGTCTGGTCTAGCATTTGAGAAGGAAGAAGACGGACTCACTAAGAGAGTGCTTGATTTCTTTGAGCGTACTAGATTTGCATACCTCTCAGCAAAGGAAGACCCATCGGAGTATGGGAAGAAGTGGAAGAACATCGTAAAGAAGATTCGTGAGGACTTCGACCAGATGAGTAACTTCGCTCAGGAGTTGAAGGAATACGTCACAGAGAAGATTCTGTTCGATGATGATGTCTATGATGCAAAGTCGGGAACTGCCGAGACTCTGTTCAAGGAGATAAAGGAGATGAGATTCAAGTCGGAGAAGATAAGCGACCCCTTCTCCAAGTTGCTAGGTGATGATGTAATTGACACATTCATGGAGAAACCAGATGTCTTCATATCATTCATCCACTATGCGATGCGCTCCCATTCCAACAAGATGCCTGACAAGATATACGAGTCACAGAAACTCAAGCCCGACCAGATAACCCAAGGAACGATGGGCCTCGACTTGAAGGTAGAAGACATCCCACTTTACATCATAGAGCATTACGGAGCAGAGGGGAAGGACACTCGTAGGGTGAAGAGCAAGTTCAAGTCATCATTCTCTAGATTGAAGGAGATGTACAACGAGACTTACCCGGAAGACAAGTGGGATGCTCTTGTTGACTTGGATGTCGTGAAGGCAGAGAAGAGCGAGGAGGAGAAGCAGGAAGTTGACTTCATCATACCCAACAAGCCGATGTATCGAATCTTTGAGACTGATGATTTGAAGCAACTCAAGGGATTCAGTGGTGAGTGGTTAGTTCAAGAGAAGTACGATGGGATGCGAATACAGATTCACAAGGATGGAGACAGCATCAAGATATATTCCTTCAACAAGAAGGATATCACGGATAAGTGTCCATTGCAAGTCAAGGAGATGGAGAAGAAGAACTTCGGTGACTGCATACTCGATGCTGAACTCACTCTCTTCCTAGATGATGAGCCATTGCATCGTGCTGATACTGTAGCACATGTGTTCAAGAAGGAAACGAAGGGAAGACTATCTGCTCACGTTTTCGACATTATGAAGCACGAAGGAAAGATGATTGCAGATGAGCCATTGAGGGAGAGGGTCAACATTCTCTTCTACCAGTACAGTTCCCATTCAACAGAGAACCTAGCATTCCCATCCAAGAAGGACACTAGGATAGCAGACTCAATCAAGGAGGTCGAGGACTACTCTAAGGTGATAATGGAACTACCATCATCAGAGGGAGTCGTAATCAAGGACATAGAATCCACATACATCATAGGAAAGCAGAAGAATCCAAAGTGGATAAAGTGGAAGAAGTTCGTTGACTTGGATGTCGTAGTATTGGGTTCCAAGAAGACTGCAAGTGGACTGTACTCTTACACTATGGGAATAGGGCCAGTAAATGCTGAGACAGCAAGAACCTACAAGACCACTGAACTAGGGGATAAAGCATATCTTTCAGTTGGGAAGGCATTGAACACTAAGGAAAAGGTGGATGTCGGTGATATAGTCAGAGTCAAGGTAGACGAAGTGAAGAAGGGCAAGGATGGTTTCAGTCTCTATTCGGCCAAGGTTATCGAGATACCAGAGGTAACGGAGTCTGACAAGGTAGAAACTCTAGAGCAACTATCAACTAAGACCAAGAAATCTCTTGACTCGGCTATAGAGTTCATTGCTGGTAAAGCAGTTGGTGATAGATTCAAGGTGATGAGTGGGGTTCAAAATGCTGCTAAGGCAAAGACTGCTGCTGATGTCGCTAGAGATAAGAAGAAGAAGGTCAAGAAAGGGTATTACATCACGGATGATATACACGGTACTGCTGAGATAATACTCAAGTCAGACCTAGATGGGTTTACCATCTACGGTTTCAGCGGTGATGACCTGATGCAGAAGAATGCTCTGTACAACATAGACATCTGGAAGGAGCAAGTAACTCAGATACTCAAAACAAAGAGGTCGGAACTGAGGGTTGGAATAAGGAACGATATCATTGAGCATGGTGATGACCCCAAGCCATTCGACAAGATACTGGATTTCGTAGAAGAACACTACAAGGACACCTACGAAGAACTGTTTGAGATGAAGCCTGACAAACTCATGTCATGGTTGAAGAGACAGGAGGACATACAGTACGTTCACCCGAACAAGTTCCAAGCAAGAGATGACGTTCTTGAGAAAGACATTGAAGAGTTGAAAAAAAAAGACACTCCTAACCAAGGTAAATTCAAGTTGTTTCAACGTGAAGACGGAAACATAGACTTCGTAATCAGAGCAGGTGGGGAGAAGATGGCTTGGACAATAGACATAGAAGACACAGAGGATGTGTTCAATCTATTCGGGAAGTCTGGTAAGTTCCCTGCAATTGTGGCAACTACTGTAAATGAAGAGAAACTACTAGATGCAGGTGACTTGGAACTAGGGGTTCAGAAGGATGGATATCATGAGTATAGGTTGGATGGTGACAAGTTCCAGACCAGAATGCACGTGCGAGTTGTTCCATTAGATGAACAAAAAACATGGTTGGCTTGGACGGGAAAGAAACAAGAGATGTTAGACAAGACAGATGATGACGGAGTATGGATGATATCAGAAGATAAGTATGCTGATTTGCCATTTCCCAAGAAAAATAGCGAGTAGGTTAAATAGTAAAAGAAACAGGTGTTTTGAGTGTCAGGAAAGACAGGAGTATTATTGAAGGCAGAAACTAGTGCTGAATTTGACATATTAAAATCAGATAATCTAGTAATTGGAGGGTATGCATCTATAGAAATTGTAGACAAGCAAAATGACCTGATTACATTAGAAGCATTGGAAGAAGCAGTCAAGAAATACATGGGAGAAGAGAAATACAGAAATGTAATGTCAAACCATTCAAATGTTCAAGTCGGGGAGGTCGTAGAAAAATATCGAGATTCAAACGGTGTCTTACACAAAACAGGTGTAGATGACGTTGGATTCTATGTAGTAATCAAGATGCGCGATGACATCGAGAAGGCTAAGGAAATCTCAAGAGGTATTAGAAAAGGAACTCTACGGTCATTTAGTATAGGTGGACAAGCGATATCAAAGAGACAGAGAAAATCTGAGGAGTTTGGGGAATACAACGAGATAGAAAAACTTGAGTTGCATGAAGTTACTGTCTGTGAAAAAGGAATAAACCCGGAAGCGAAATTCGACATTTTAAAAATGGAGGAAAAAAATATGAGTGAAAAACTGGAAAAAGCCCTAGAGGAGTTGAATAGCCTGATGAAGCAGGTCAATTCGCTCCGAAAGGAAGAAGAAGAAGAAGAAATGGAGAAAGGTGACATGTCAGAGATGATGGACACTGAAGAAATGATGATGACCGAGGATGAGAAGATGGGCGGCGAGATGAAAGCCGATGACGATGAAGACATGGAGGAGAAGGCTCTTGATGAAGATTCAACAAGAGACTTTGAGGCCGGTGAGGAAGTCGTTAGCGGTGGCAACCCCGTTGCAACACCTGCTCCTCTAAAGGTATCAAAGGGATTGGAGAACGCTGATTTCTCTACTCTTGACCTAAGTGTGGAGAATGTCGAGAAGGCATATGAAGCATTCAAGGCCGAGAAGTTAGAGGCAATGGCGTATGATTCCCTTAACAAAGAATTCAGTACCCGTCTAGAGGCAGAACTATCCGTCAAGAAGTCAGACGCAGAGAGAGCAGAGTACGATGCTCGCAACGATGTGGCTGCTCTTAAGGAAGAGTTCGCTGAACTACGCAAGTCTCTTTCGGCAGAAAGCAATGAGATAAAGAAGGCAAGGGAAGTTGCATTTGAGATACCAGAAGGCATCCCAAGCAACCTACAAGAGGCTTCTGAGATTTCATGGAGTGACATTCACAATATTGTGGAGAGGTATCAGTGAGGTGATTAAGTATGAGCAATGGACATATTAGAACAATAACAGACCTAGAAGCCAGCACCTATGGCATGGTCGGAGGAACAGGGAACGCCCTGCTGAAGTCAGCAGGAGTAGTTGGAGGATTTGGAACCCCGCACGACAATTCGGGCAACAACTTCAGCGGTGCAAGTGGGCTTGGTGACCTATACAACTTGCTATACGGACAGAAAGTCTGGTCAATGCTAAATCAGGAAGTCAACGCACTGTCGATGATTTCCAAGAGGCCATACACTTCCAGTGGTTGGAGGGTTCTCAAGAGCCGACCTGCTGGTGGTAGTGGAAACGCATTCACGGTTGGTACACAAGACCCCGGTACAACTACGGCTGACCTATCTGGAATATCCGCAGACAAGATTGGTGGCGTTGGAGAGAACGCTGAACTCGGAGGAAGTGCTTCATTCAGAGCATTGTCTCCTGAGTACACGAAACTCTACGTCAGTCCAAAGACTGTAGCACACCTCTTTGAGTTCTCTGAACTCGGAATGGAGATGGCTGCAATCGATGACGGTGTTGGTGACATACGCTCCATAGTCCGTGAAGACATGGGTAAGCACCACGCAGAGGTTCAGAACAAGATGCTTCTGATGCCACTAGAGCATTATGACCACGCAGAGTATGACGAGATTGAGGAGAACTACACTTCTCTATTGAAGATAGTCTCGTCTGCCGGTGAACTTGCTGCAATGGGTGACGCAGATATGGGTGAGACGAGTGCTGCCGGGAACACACTGGCAGTCACACAGACCAAGATTTTCGGTGCAACCAGAACTGTCGCTAACAGCAGTGGTGACTACACTGGTACTGAGGACTTCCTCTCAGCAGAGGTTGACTTCGGCGCAGGATACGCCGCTGGTAACGCAAGGGTTCTAACCCTGACCCTCCTAAACGACATGATTAGGAGAATCAGGCAGAACGGAGGTAACCCCAAGGTCATGATTACTGGATACGATACTATCCAGCACATCTCTGACCTACTACAGAGCCAAGAGAGGTTCATGGACAGGAAGGAAATCGTACCTACCCACAACGGAGTTCGTGGAGTAAAGGGTGCAGAGGTCGGATTCAGAGTTGCAACATACTACGACATCCCACTGATTCCAGCCAAGGACATGACACAGACTGGTAATGCGACTGCAAACAAGTTGAGTGACATACTCATCCTAGACACTGACCACCTGTGGCTATCTGTAATGAAGCCGACTCAGTATTTCGAGAACGGTATCACCAACGGTGACCCATTCGGGGTCGGAAAACTTGGGAACCAAGGCATGTACCGCACAATGGGCGAGACAGGCTGTTCGTTCTTCAAGGGTCAAGGGAAGATTACCAACATAACGAGTGCGTGAGGTGTTTAAGTGGCAGTTACAGTTACTTTAATCGCTGACCATAAGGGCTTTACTGGCCCTAAAGTCGTGGGCGATGAGTATTATGTTGACGCGCTTTGCAACGTCACTGCATACACGACTGGCGGAGAAGTGGTAACGGCAGCATCCTTGGGCCTATCTAGCATCAATCAAGTATTGATTACTGGTAGGGAAGAGTCTGCTTCCAACGTTATCGT